CCATTACTGAAGGCACTCCTAAATCGTCTAAAATAATTTCATCGGTTGCCGCTGCGCCTCTTAAATCCTCGTAATTACTCATTGATATATACCTCCTCTATACTCCATAATATTAATGTGCATTTTGAAATATCAAAATTTTTCTGCACTCTTTTTGTTGTCTTGTTTCCTTCGCTGTCTGGTTCGCCCTCGATATATTCATACTCGCGCGGCGGGATCTCTACCTGTGCAACATAATTTTCGCCCAAACCAAAAACTAAATTTCCGTCTTGGTCTGCGCAAATATCCTTTTTTACTGTGTCGTCTGTCTGTAACCGCTGCAATTTCATTGCGATTGCATCTCCGATCCATAATGTATTACCGTCCAATTCATAGCCGATCTTTTTTCCGGCGTTCTTTTCGATAACCTTAATTGTAGCCTTTGCCATTATTACATCATACCTCCTAAAATGAAATATTTTATAGTTACCGGCTCTTTCGGACAATCTTCAACCTCGATTTTAAAGCCGTTTAACTGCTTATCTTTAATCCTGATCGCCCTTCCCTGCTGTACATCATCGCAAAATGCAATGACGATATAATCTAATGTGTTTCTTTGCCCCTTGATTGCAACAGTTACGCTCTCTTTGTTAAATGGGTAATCCTCGTTACTTTTTATACTTGTTTCTCCAATCTCGAAATAAGTATTTTCTAATTCTCTTTGGTGCTGCAACAACTGAACGATTGCCATATCTGCAACGATCATAGCCTCATTGATGCCGTTATCCATGTTGTTCATGTTCTGCTGATTAAAACTAGTTCCCACCTCTATCACTTCCCCGACAACTGGCGTTAATGTGATTGTGCCGTCTTGGTTCTGTGTGACAGAATATGTGTTACTTTTTTCAGTACGGCGATTTCTCCATACAATCAAATCATACATTTTAATGCTGCCTCCTATTCTTTCTTAATGGTTATCTTAATGCCGATTGTTGCCGTTGCTAATATGTCTTTTTTAGTGTTATAGTCTTTGCTTTCCAAAATCTGATTATTAACATCGTACAGTTTGGCATTTGTGATTGTTCCCGTTACTTCATCATCAATGTAAATATAAAACGTAATACTGTCTTCGGATCTTGTTGTTTTACCAATGGTGCCTTCTTTTGTTGTTTCATTAATGGTATATGTCGCACGCTTTACTATACTTTCTGTATAGTCCATAAGCCTATCTTTTAACATTTTAATCCTCCTCTCTTGCATAATCTGTGCCACACATCATCAAATCGTTTGTCGCTGTCTGTGCGTCCATTTGCGCCGTCAGTGTGCTTTCCTGCGTTTCAAATGATGTCTGCAACGCTAAACAAAATTCCAAACCGCAAACCATTTGACCTGCAATCGGTGTATCATTCACATAAGAAAATCCGGCTATACTCTCTATATATCCGGTTTCCTTATTCTCTGTTATGTTGTTATCAAAATTACAATATTCTGTTTCGGCTGCTGCCGGTTCAAACGTCATAAATATCAGATCCTCAACCTTATACTTTATGACTGTTTCCCTTTGCAGGGCAAACTCAAAATAAATATTCAACGGCAGGATCTCGTCTATAACTTGGTTTAACATTTCTAAGCTGCCTGCATCTGTGTTTATCTCTACAATCATCTCCATGTTTGAAATGTCATTGAATAGTGTTAAACCCTCTGAATAATTTGATAGCATCGCCGTTAATTCCTGCAGACTCATTTTTCTGCGGTTCATTATAGAAAGTATGTAAATCTTTCTATCGTCTATGCTTTGCGCCGCTTTTGGTTTTATTCCCAGTATCTTTTCAAACCTTTGCACGCCGCTTTCGCCCGCCGTATAAACAAACATATTTCTTATGACTTCATTTATTGAAACATTCAGCTTTGAGAACTCTATATCCTCTGCCTTTGCAATCTGCTTTATTTCCTTTATCTGCTTTATTACCGGAGGATAATGGTTTAATATTAAGGTCTGCATACTATCACACCCCTAACTGGTATTGCGTTTGGATCCATTAACAGATTTTCCTCCGCACCATTTAACATTGTGTTCTGCACATCTACGATCCCTTCAATGCTTGCGATTGCCGCATTTACCCTTAATATTCTTACCGTTATATAATTTTCATTTTCCCAATTTTTCGCCAACTCTAAATAATAATCGTCTATTTTCTCTTGTATGCTTGGCAATAAATCCTCCCACGCGTAGCCGGTATCTATCGTTATTTCTGCCTCTATATTTACGATCTCTGATAGACAAGGGTAAATATCCACAATATGAAATATTGATGCCTCACCCTCGCCTTCTCCTTGCTTATCAATTGGATCTATGACCTCCTGCACATCTGATATAAGTGTTTCGTTTGGCGTTTTATATTCGCTGTCAAGGAAATATATTTTTATCCGTCTTTCGTTCTTTGTAACTCTGTAAATCTTGCAGGCTCCAACGCCCTCAATTTCAAGCATAGCAGCTTTATACTGCGCCCGATTGCCGCCAAATGCCTGCGTTGCTGCCACGATAGAAAAATAGCGTGCGCGAAAAGCCTCCGTTTCTTCATCATCGCGCGCCGGTGTCAGCAATTCCGTTAATTCTCCGGTGTCGTAACCGTCTATGTATTCTATCGGTGTTAAATCCTCCTGCTTTGTGTTTCCTTTTGTTCCTGTCTGCTCGCACATAAGCCGATACGCTCCCGCGTCTATTTCTTCTGTGCATATATATGTTAATTCCCCTGCGGAAAAACGTGTATTTAATTCAATGGCAATGTTAAATACCGCTTTCCAAACCGCATTAGATGCCGCAAACGGTGTAATACCTCTTTCTTTCGCTCTTAAAATTAAATGCTCCCTGTCTGCCGTTTCTGCATATCCATTTTGATCCACTAATCCCAATTCAATATATGCCTGCTCAAATTCTGCTGCTGCGCCCCTGAAAGAATGATCTATGAGTGTTCCTTCCTCTGTGCTTATATCGCTATCAACCGTATTTTTTAAGTCAATCATTATATTGTTTTGTGTCTTATCATCATATAACATCTTGCACCTCCTTATGCCGCCGTTCCTACGATCGGTTGATTTATTTCTATATCTCCATACATCGTATTTACCGTAAATGTAACAGTTAGTGTGTCATTTTCCATGCTTATTGAGAAATCTGAAATACTTTGTATATTCTCATTTACAAGCAGGCAATCCTCCGTCATTCGCTGTGCCTCTGCCTCTATGTATTCCTCTGTATATCCCTGCCCAATCAAATCCTCAAATTCGTTTCCATAATCCCACGAATATACATAATACCTGTATCGTGGTGTTTGCAACACTAGCCATATCCAAACCTTGATAGCCTCTAGCCCCTCTACAGTGTTTCCAGTTAATTGCCCTGTTTTAAAATCTATCTCGTATTCTTTCGGGGTTGTTGTTTCCTGCTCGTATTCCTCTATTGCTTCATCGTCCTCAATGTATGCCGGTAATAACAGACTCATTTTCACACCAACCTTTCTAAGATAATATATAATTCATCGCTGATCCTATATACTGCCACTTTGTCGCCTTTTTTTAACGGATCAATAAAGGTGTTTTTATCTTTCTTGGAGGGTGTGTCGTTGTCAACTGCATAATAATAGCCTGTTTTAAGATGTTCGGCGATCATTAAATCGCTGCCCGACAATACCAACTTTCCTATTTTACAGCTTGTCGCGCTCTGCATAACTCCGATTTGGATCGGCGCGGTGTTATCCTTGCCGCCTTCCTGCCTCATTACACCTAATATTTCCTCATATGCGTTCATAATATCCGCACCCCCTCTTTATTCGTCTGTGTCGTCATATTCCTTGCTATCCATAATATTTTTAAAATTTAATTCTAAGTTCATTATGTGTGTGCCATTTTCCCATGTGTGTGTATCGCTGTCAATCCAAAATAAGCCATTTAAGCCGGTTGCCTTGTCGTAAACCTCCACGCCGTTTCCTGCGATGCACTTTAGATCGCCGTTTATTCCGTCAAGTGTTACCTTTTTTTCTATTCCCTGCAGCATACTTTTAGCGGCTGTCGTTTCATTTATGCCACTTTCTTTTTTATAAATCTGCTGATAGATGCCATACTTTTCGATCCATGTATCGTTTTTTACCTCTCCAACCTGCGCACCGGTATCATCGTATATTTTTACGATGTTTACCATGTTTTCTATTGTTTCCTCGTATTCCGCATTTGTTATGTTGTATTCCTCTGCAAGCACAAAATTTTTAACAATGGTTCCTTTTACTTCAACTGATAATTTTGAGCCGTTCATGCGGCAAATATAATTTTTTCCTGCCTGCTCTGCCGCCTTTGTGTATGCTTTCATGATAATGTCATAGAATGTATCGCCGTCTATAATCATTTTCTTTATTGTTGCCTTTGTTTCCGCAATCGTTTCGGTTTCTATCTCCATATCAGCGCACACTTTTTTAGTAATTCTCTCTGCTGTTGTGTTTGAGAAATTATAAACGCCGGTGCTTCTTAACAAATGATTTAGCAAGTCATAGCAGGTATATGTTACCGTTCCTGTTTCACTCGTTTTTTTAGTCGTCTGTACTTCCCCCAAAAATATTAAATCGCTATCCTCATATAGCTTTATGGTATCGCCTGCCCCGATGTTTAACTTTAAATTTGTTACATTCTTATCATTTGGCGCATTGATAACTGCTATTTCTGCGGTTCTCGCCGCCTGTGATACAGATCCGGCCCACGAAACACTTGAAACCGCCTGTGTAATATCGCTTGTGTATGTATAGCCGTTTTTACGTCTACTCCATTTTATCTTCATACATTGATCACCAACTCTTGACCGGGATATATTAAGTTAGGATTGCTGCCTATTACCCCTTTATTTTGATTGTATATTGCTTGCCAATTTGCGCTACTCCCCGTTAAATTTTTTGCGATCTTGCTCAAATTATCGCCACTTTTTACGGTATATGTAGTACTTTTAACTTCTTTTGCCGCCCTCTGTGTTGCGGCAGGCGTTACCTTTTTTGTGACGGTTTCTTTTTTGTTTGTCGTTATTATCTTTACTTTCCGGTATTCTTTAAATTCCAATGTAAAATTTATATCTTTTGTACCGTCATTTTCGCCCCATGTAAAGTTTTCTATTGTACAATCCATATTAACTGGTGTTCCTGTCATTGTTAAAGTTAAAACACCATTATTTTTCATGCTTTCAATCGTCTTTACACTTTCCTTTGGCGTCGGGAATGTTGTATATTGGCAAAAATTATATTTCTGTTTCGGAAAAAATGAGGAAAAGGAAACGCCTCTTAATTTCCTTTTCCCCAACAAATTTATTTCGCCTAATGAGTTAATAACTACCTGTGTGTTGTTGCTTTCGCTTGTCAATTCGTATTCTGACGGCAAAACCGCAAATCTAAATTTCGTTTTGCCCTGTTTTAACCAAATTTCCAATTTCGCCGCCTCCTTATGCTGTGCCTGTGTTAAATGCTACGTTCTTTAATTTGTACGCCAACGCCTCCGCTATACGATCTATATCTTCATCGCTGCGCACTTCTATTTTGTCTGCTATCTTCTGAATGTTAATTGATACTGATCCGCTTTTTGCAGTACCCTCCTGTTTTGCCATTTCCACCGATTTATCATGTGGGTAAACCCTTGATCCTTTCGGGAGGTCTACAATCTCGCCGCCTCGGTCGTTTATAACTGCTGTTCCACCTTTCCAATTATCTGCGCCTTTATATAACATCGGAATAGTTGGTATATTGATACCAAATGTTTGACCGCCGATACCCGGAACCCAATCCGGTATTGATATATTTAATTTGTTAATACCCGCAATCGCACCGTTTATAATACCGATAACTGCATTGATTGGTGCTTTACACAATGCCGCAAGGCTTTCAAATACGCCCTTAAATATCGTTTTTACACCTTCCCACGCTTTAGACCAATTTCCGGTAAACACGCCCGAAATAAAAGTTGTGATGCCGTCTAAAACCGTCATTAAGCCGGATATGATAGCCGCTATGTTGTTTACTGCTGCTGATATTGCGCCTCCCATTGCCGAAAACGCCACTTTTACAACTGGTACGATAATCTTCATAGCCTTTTGAATTACGCTCGATATCACCGAAAATGCCACACTAAATATAGTTTTCAGGTTGTTTATAATGCTGCTAACCCTTGTTTTGATGTTGCTAATGTTTGCACTAAATTTATTCAAGTCAACGCCGCCCACAATCGCTTTTAACGCCCTGCCTGCCGCTGCTGCGCCCTCGCTGATACCACCTGCAAACTTTTTCTTGAATATACCTGCCATGCTCACGATTGTATTCCCGATAGATGTAAATTTGTTTTTGAAATTCTCTGCTGAAAAACCTGCTTTTTCAAATGCGTTTTTAAACCAATTCCCAACACTTTGTAAAAAGCCTTTTACCTGATCCCAATTTTTAATAATCAAAACTGCTGCTACCGCTATTGCCGCCAAAACTCCTATAACAATACCTGCAGGGCTTGTTATAACTCCAATAATACCGCCAAAATTTGCGATTGTCTTTGTTATGGTTCCAAACATTCGCTGTGCTGTTCCTACTGCTGTAACAATTTTACCAAATACCATTACAGCCGGGCCTATTGCTGCTGCTATGCCTGCCCATTTCATGATGTTATTTATTTGTGCATCACTCAAATTATTTATATACTCTACTGCCGTATTTATCCAGGAAACTGCCTGCTTAATGTATGGGAGTAATTTATTGCCAATCGTTATTTCTGCGCCTTCAATTGCTGACTTTAATAGAGTTATTTGACCGTTCAAATTGTCAAGCTGTGTTTCCGCTTGCTGTGCAGCGCTTCCACCGGCTTCCTGCAATCCCTT